GATAATTTTAATGTCTTCTTTTTGCCTAATGTCTCTTGTTACCAGGGGTCTATTGTCAATATAAATTATATCTCCTGTCTTTTTATTTATCTCAGGATTTGCAAGTCCTGCCGTAAAAGTTACGCCCAAATCTATAACCTTATTTCCAACTGTAACTTTATTGCTATTAAGTGTTATGTCTACAGATGCTGTAAATGTTCCATTTTCACTTACAATATTTCCACCATTAGATTGAAAGTCATATACATTAGAATCTGCACTAACCGTATTATAATCAGTTTGATCAGTTTGATTTCCAAAATATAAAGACCTATCCCTAAAATATTTTAAAATTCTAGTTTCACTATCATATGAAGCTACATATCCCTTTGCAATATTTCCATCTGCTCTCGTTTGTTTAATTTCCTCTCCAACAACTGGAGTTCCACTAATTGATGTAGTAACTCCTACTGCATAAAGTGATGAATACTGATTTTCTGTAAAAATAGCAGTATCTGAAGAAAATGTAGTTGGATTTTTTATAATTCCAACTTGAGCAAATTTAGTGTCTGTTGGGAAATCTTTAGTTGAGTCATCGAATCTAGCGTATACTAATACCTTATCTGTTCCTAATTCGCTGTAAATATCATATCCATGACCTTTAGATGGTGGAATAATTGGTATTAATTTTGCAGGATTTTCTAGATTTCCAACAGGTTGAAGACTTCCTAAATCAACCATCCCCCAAGTATATCCATAACCCCCTGCAGCAACAGTAGCAGAAATTATGGATCCATTAGTATCAACACTAACTGATACTCTACCGCCAGTACCATCACCAACAATATTAACTACGCCTGAACTATACCCAGATCCCCCATCTGCAATATATACTTTTTTAATTTGGTTTGGATTTGTAGAACTAGAATTTCCGTTCTCTCTTACACTTACAATTTGAGTATCTGTAGATGTTGCCCAGTTATTGGGAACAACAACATACTCTGTTGAGTCAAATTTTATAATATCACTTGGAGAAACTGTAAATAAGTATTTCCATACATATCCATCTCCACTAGTTCCAGCAGAAGAAGGTTCTAAATCTGTAAATGTGGGTTCATCTTTCGATTTACCTCCTTTTAAATTGGTAGCCGAAGAACCATTGTCTATACAAATATAAACTCTATAGTCACTATTAATTACATAATAATTTGCATCATATAATCTACTCGAATCTGAATTTGGTGCCCTATTAACAATACTATAATCATTCCTATACATGTCATAGGAAGTATTAGAAGTCCAAGTAACCTTTCTTATTAGTCTTCTAATGTTACTACTTGTTATTTTTTTACCAAACAAAGTTGTGTCTTTGTAATGAGAAGAATATTCGAAATTATCTGTTGGGTTTGGAATATTCGTATTCCAATCCGTGGTCCTTCCAAATCCAACTTGAGATGGATTGTCCAATCCTAAGAAAATATAATAAGAATCGCTATTATTCGTTACAGAATTTATAAAATTGGTTGCATTTAGTATTCTAAACTGGTCTGTTACTATTGCTGCCATATTGATATTTTTTAGATATTTATAATAGTTTTGGAAGAGCTCCGGTATTTCTAAGACCAGTTCCCCTTCTTTGTATTGTTGCAAAAGTTGATAATCCAACATCAACAGTATTACCAGTTACACCTATTGAAATTGGTGAATTGGATCTACTAAACCCAGACAACCTACCCCAAGAGAATTTGCCTACTGGATTTGATACACTTCCAGTAGTTGCAAGTCCAACTACAGATGTATTAGAATTTATATTGCAGGTAATGATACCCAGAGGTCCGCTAGAAGATAATTGATGAATATAATAAATATTGTCCAAGAATGTCGTACCGATTCCAACTACTGCAGAATTTGAACTATCAATAGAAGTTACTCCATTTCCAACTCGGGTATCAAATATGTAAATTGGATATCCAACTTGCAATCCTGCATAAGATGCAGAATTTAAATAGAATTTAAGTGCTAATGGATTTCCTCCACTGCCAGTTGTAGTTGTAATTCCAGTAATAATGCCTGAGAATCCGTTTATTAAAGAAATATTTGTAATATTTTCATATGTTGGATCTGGAAGTGGAACAATAACTCCAGGTGGTGTTCCAACACTATAACCTAATCCAGGATTTGTAATTGTAATTGGAGTTGTTAAAGATCCTGCAGCAGAGACTGCAATTGTTGCAGTTGCAATAGACCCAATACCAATACCACCCATAGGTAATGAGGTAAGAATACCAACTGTTGATGGTGCGGCAATCTTAACTGCAACTGATGCTCCAGTGTATCCACTTCCTGGATCAGTAATTGATAAAGATTGAATTGTTCCTGCAATAGAAACTATTGCAGTTACTCCAGCAGACACTGGATCAGCAACGCCAGAAAAAATCAAAGCGTCAAAAATACCCGGAGTATCAAAATCAAAAAATTCTGCATTATCTACAAATATTTCATCAACTGTTGTTGAAAAATCTTTAATAACTTTTGCAGTTGGATATACTAATGATTCTATGGAATCTCTAGTCTTATAAACATCTTCTCCATTAATTTTTCTATCAACTTTTTGCTTAATCCAACTTAATGGTTTATAATTTTCAGTATCTACTCCTTGATCGGAATACAAATTAGTTTCAAATTTATCAGAAAAAGATAAGTCAAATATTGTTCTATTATTTTGTGTTATTGTTGCTGGAAATTGGTTATTCTTTAAAACTTGTACTGTATCTCCTTTCTTTAGGGTTTCATTTATGTCTGTAATTAATTCACTATCATCACCTACAGTTCCTCTATAGAAGAATATTGCAACATTATCTTCTGGTTTTGGTGCGGTTGTGAATACAAAACTGGTTCCTCCATCAAATTGGTATGCAACACCAGGGTCTTGGATGACTCCATTGATGACAATTAAAAGTGCATTAGCAAGATTTACCTGAGAACCTTCTAAAACTTCAAAACTTAATAATTCATCATTATAATATAGTGGGAATCTTGTTCTAACTCCATCTTGATAATTTTTAACAGAATCAATGTAATCAAATTCTCCAAACTGCCAAGCAGCAAAAGAATCTGTAAATGTATCGATGACGGTCAATTTGAATTCATCTAATGGAGATGCTAATCTCACATCAGTAACTAATCCGACAGGTTTGAATACATCTCCTCTTTGGAATGAATACCCTTGTCTTGAAATACTAAACTTCGTTACTTCAAAATATGTTGACCCTATACCAGTTGTAGAGCTTGCTCCCACTTCGACATTAACTAAAAGACCAATTCCAGTATCTGTTGTTGTTCCAATTCCTAATCTAGACACTCCAACAATTTCGAGATTTTCATAAGAAGGTTCTGAAACAAATATTTGAGGAGTTGTATAACCAGTTCCACCAGAAATAACCGTGAATGATAGTGTCCCACCAGCACCTACAGATGCCGCTATATTTGCAACTGAACCGGTATGGCTATTTTCATATACTGATACTCCTATAGATACAATACCGTTATATCCTGAACCTAGATTATCAGTTGTTCCTAAACCAACTGACACAATACTACCGCCAGCACCAACAACAGCAGTCACTGCTGCTCCTACAAGCGGTGCGTACCCCAATCCAGTAGATGATCCTAATGAAATAATTATCCCACCTCTGGGAGTTTGATTTTGGTTTACATCAAATTCTGAAGTGAAGACATCTAAAGTATTTGCCGATGTAATGCCAGAAAATACTACGCTAGATATTCCTAGAATAGAATTTTCAATAATTCTAAAATTATTATTTGGATTATTAAGAGTTGTTGGAGTTTGGAAAACGCTATTAATAAAGAGAATTCCATTACCTCCAGTGGATCCTAATCCTACAGTATTTCCTCCACCCACTGTCAATGTGAAGGTTCTTCCAATTCCAGTAAATTTATCTGAAATATCATCATATATTTGATTTGTTGTGTAGTTATTTCTTAGAAAAACTCTTCCAGTAAAATCTGATGTTTCAAAAGTTAAATTTCTAGAATCTCTTTCTATTTGTGGATTTCCTCTGGGAGGTTCAGTAAAGAAAATATTATTATTTACAATATTATAAGATCCCCTATAAACTCTAGCTTCAGTAGAATCTGCATGTGTTGTTGCGGAAGATCCAACAAATCCCCTAGTAACCTCAACTAATTTAATCGGACCAGAATTTGTAATTGGACCAACATTAGTTGTTCCCAAACCAACGTTGGTAATTTCCATATATTCATTATCAATTTTAAGAATATCATTAGGTGCTAAGGTGGATATTCCACTTAAGGCAAATATTGAAGAATTTGAATCTATTTGTCCAGATAAATTATGAGATATTGGAGTGAATAGTAATGGATATTGAACTAGATTATCAATCGTAATAATTACCTTTTCATTTTTCTTAAACATCTCAAGTTGATGTGCATTTCCTTGACCATATGAGGTAAAAGTAACTCCAATTCCTAAAGAAGAATAATCTTTTCTCGTAGACAATTTGAAGGAATCATTTGATAGTTTAATTACATAAACATCAGAAGGTAGCAATGTAGTTACAACTCCAACTGAATTTAAAGTTGCTCCAATTCCAACTGCACTCGCACCAACTCCAATAAAAGTTGATTTTGGAGTGTATATTATCTTTTCCTGTGGACTAAAGAAGTGATTGGGTATTGTAAATATTCCAGTTACTGGGTTTAATATGGATGAATCTGATGGATTAAATGTCTTTGCAAAAATTGGAGTTCCATCGGAAGTTAAATTAAATTCAGTTCTATTGATTCTATTTCCATTAATTGCATTATAGAATTTAAGATTAATTGACTCTGTTACTGTACCATAATTAAGATCTGGAGCAACATTTAATTGATCAAGACTTGTATATAAACATTGATTAAATGATAAAATATTTACTTGAGTGGTTATTGATGCATCTGGATAGAATTTTAAAGTAAAGTTATTTCCTTCATATTCACCGCCGAAAGTTCCAATTCCTAGATTATTTTCTACAGAAAGAAAAGCCGATTGCTGGACATAAATGTTAGTTTCATCTTGTACCAACATAATTTGGTGAAGAGCACTTGTCGTCCCAATACTAACTTCTACTAATGATTTAATCGCATTAAAATTAAATTTATTTAATGATATTACAGTTGATGCTGCAGAAACTGTCGATGAATAGTTTGACTCATATACGGCACTTCTCTCATTTCCCGACAATTGGCCTGGTAATATAAATCTATATACGCCTTCACCGATAGATGTTGTACCAAATCCAACAACTTTCGACCTAATATTAACATTATTCGATGAATTGTTAGTATATTTTAAAGATAAAATTCCAGAAGAAATCTCAGCTCCAAATGTCCCTATAAAGTTTCCTGAATAATAATTACTTAAGTATTTGGAATCGAAGTAATATTCGGAAATGTAAGTATTATCGCCATCATGATTTAAATATATCTCAACAAAGTTCATATCACTGGTTATAGAATCAATAACTTGAACATTTAAGTATAATGAAGAAAATTTATTCGAATCTACAGATATAATAGAAGTTGCGACTCCTACTGCTGCAGTTTTATTAGATCCAGTTAAATCAATAAATCCAATAGAAGTAGTTCCAATTCCTGGTAAAGGAGAATTAAAATTACTAGCAATTAATTTTACATCATAATCTATATTAAATGGATCATTAGGAGTAAATCTTAAATAATTGTCATTAAATTCATCTTGAATTAATGAAAATGTTCCAAATTCTTCTCCAGAAATATGAGTAAGTTCTACACCCGCGTTTATTAATGTTCCTTTTTCTGCTAAGAATGAATTTGTACCATCATTTAGAATTACTAGTTCGGACAATTGAATTTGTGAGTTGTCCGAACTTGAAACTCTAACTAATAGATTATCATAAGAAGTTCCTGTATTTAATTCTAATAAATTTAAAAATTGACTTGGTTCTCCATCTAAATTAGAAAATTGTTTGTTTATATCATCTATCTTTAATACAACATTAGTTTTACACTCAGTATAATCTGTTAATTTTTTATTTTTTAATTTTAAAAACTTAGACGAAGATCCAATAACATCAATATCTTGTACTAGATCAAAATTATAAATTGTATCTACTCTATTTTCTTCAATTATATCATAAATGGTAGTTGAGACATTACTTGAATCTGAAATTTGACAATTTGCCGTTGATGTAATTCCAGTGTCTGCGAAATTTTTAAGTCCACTGGTATGAAGTAAACTATTAACAGGAGTTCTTAGTTCCTGATATGTAATTGGACTCTTTATAGTATATGAAAGATTTTGATAATAGTCATTATTTGGTGTTACTTGATTATCCTGGTCTAGTTTACCAATATCATTCAACCAACCAAGAGATTTTTCGATAGAATAATCAACTTCAAACACTCCAATACCATCTTCAATTTTATTTACTGTTGCTATATTTCCAGATTCTTTGCCTACAATAGTTTCCCCAACGGACAATTTATATGTTCCAATTACCTTGATAAATGAATTATTATAAGAAGAAATATTTAAATCTCTTTCAATATTATTAGAAATAATTTTTTCTCCAATTATAAATGGAGAATAAACTTGGGTCACTTCAAATGCAGGGTAATCAGTTCTTTTTATAATATTTCCGACAGAATCTTGAATTGTTTTAGCTATTCCAGTATTTGCCGTTAAGTTTGAAATATCAATTGTAACTGAATCAAGAACTCCAATAGTATTATAGTTACTTACTGTAAAAAATTTATATCCATAATCTTCCGAATTAAATCCAGAACCATCAGTGCTAACCTTTTGAATTCCCTCTACAAATACTTCATCACCAATATTGAATGGATTAGTTGAAAATCCGAGTACTGGTGTTGATATGTAACAAGTAAAAATTCCACTGGAACTAGATTCTACTTTTTGAATGCTAATTCCGTTTGTATTATTCGTAGCAAATAATTTTACCGTTGTTTCAGGAAGACCCTTAGGTTCTTGTACAATATTTACAGAGTTAATAGAACTTCCAACTATAGTTGCCTCTAGTATTCCACTATCAATCTTTTCTCCAGATATAGAATCTACGATTACAATTGATGGTGCATCAGTATATTCGCTTCCTCCACTAGTAACAGTAATAATTCCAATAGTATTTGAATTACTAATTGTAATTAATGGAGATACATAAGCAACTGGTTGTAAAGTTTTATCTGAAGAATACTCAAATCCTTCATTAATAACTCTTATTTCTTTTGCATTACCTATGGTTGTTGATTTTGGAACAATATAAGCATCTTTTCCGGTAATAGAATTAGAACCTGCAAATACAGGAAGTTTTTTATATCCAGATCCTCCGGAAACAATATTAATTTTATCAATAGGTCCTTTTGCCGACAATGAATTTGTAGTGTATTCTAATACATCACATTCACTTTGAGAATAAGATAATTTTTCTGGTATTTCAGATAAGCATATATTAAATGTAGTTGAACCAATACCAAAAATTTTATATTTTGAGTTATATTTACTACCAACAAATAATATTTCTGAATAATTATTTACTGATGTATCGGAAGTACTAATATGTCCCGACTTTTCTAAGTTATAGTATAAGTTAGTTGGTAATTGATTGTCATAATTAATAGTAAGGGATGCATTAGTAGAAACTCCAACTGTTCCTATTCCAGATAGTGTAAATGACGATGAATCTGAGGTAGAGACAAATTCATTATAATAATTTTTATCGTAATAAAGTTTAAAAGTATAACCGGAAAGTGAAGTGTCTGATAAATTAAATACTAAATTATTATTCTTAATCGATTGAATTTGTGGGTTTATTAATGAAATAGATTGATTTGACCCACCAGTACTAGCAATACTTACAGTGTTCGGTGGAATACTTACAGAATCAATATAAGTTTCTGAAAGTTTTATGGTATTATCATCAGATTTATAAACATAATAAGCACCAGTCGATAATCCGGATGCAACTATGTTAGCAGAATATAAAACTTTATCTCCAGTTTTTAGATTATGGGAATTAATTGATATTGTACTATTTACTGTACTAATGCCAACTGACGTAAATCCTATAGGATTAATTAAAATATTTCCAGTAATTTGATCTCTTTTAACATAAACTGATATTGAAGTTCCAATACCAACCGAAATATTCGGTTTTATATTTAAACTAATAGTATCTCCATTAGTCAATTCATGAGAAGTTGAAACTGAAACCGTAGATTTAATACTTTCAACTTTTCCAGTTATTTGAGGATATGTACTTCTAATAGAATATTTGCTGTTATCATCACCATTACTAATAAAATATACTTCGGAAGAATTAATACTAGTTTTAATTCCAATTACATTTTTGTTCTTATTAGTTACATATACATTTTGAGGTAAATCAAATTGAGTTGCTGTTGGTGAAGTAGATACTGCAATATTTGATCCGTTGTTTGTAAATATTACTGGTTGATTATTTGTAAATGGATGATTTTCAATGTAAATTCCTTGAGTTGGGATAATTCTAGTAAGGGTAGAATCTCCAAATTCAAATGTTACAGAATTTGTAATTCCAGATGTAGTTCCAATTCCAATAGATTGTCTTGGATTAAAATATACTAAGTCATTAACTTTGGAATTAAAATAATCTACATTCTCAGAGATAGTAAAGGAGTTTGGAATGAAATTTATTTGCGTTGTTGCTGTATGCGATACTCCAGTAGACCCTCTTTCTACTTTAAGTACATTGAGATTTTTAAATACTTCTAATACTGATAGCGTTTCTGTACCAATTATAATACTACTTCCGATAGATACCAATGATGGAAGTTGAGATACATATATCTCCGTAGTTAATCCCGAGGTTGATGTGGGTACACTTTTTACAAGATTAGAATAATAAGAAGATACTCCAATTCTATATGAATTATTTAATTTACTTAAGTTAGTCGAAAATCCAGAAATCGTAACAAAATCATTATCTGATAAATTATGATGCGGTAATATAGTAACTTTTACTTCACCATCACTATTAAAAGTAAAGATAGAATTATTATAGGTTTGTGTAGAAGTATTCAATTCTACAATATCTTTTCCACTTATCGATGAAACTTTTGCAATTAATCCGCCACCTTGCGTATTAGTATCGTCAAAAGTTAGACTGTCATTTACTCTATAGTTAGTGCCAGAATTAATGATATCAAAATTATTTACATTACCTTCGGTTACTGAAACAACAACTGATTCTTGCTTTGTAAAATCACTAGTCTCAATTATAAAGTCATTACTTGCATAATTATCAGAAATTTTGTATGGTAAAGTATTTCTAAGTAAATTAGAGTCATTAAAATTAAATGATTGATCTAAAGTAGAATTTTCTTCTAAAGTATTAGATCTATACTTATTTCCAATAAAATATGGAAATTGAGGACTTAATGTATTAGGATCAATAGTTGCAAAATATGCATATACTCCATTTGGAAATTCTGGTGTTTTTCCAAATCTTCCATTATTTTCATCCAAATCTCCAGAATTGGTATATTCATAGTCTTCAACAAAGAATCCTTCTGAAAACTCTACAGGTCTATCTTCTATATTAGATGCATTTAAGATATATCCTGAAGTTAATGCTTTAATATTTGATTCTACTTCTGGATTAGAATATCCATATGGTCCGTATATTGGGTTCCCATCATAAGCCCATCCTATTATTTTTGAAACATCGGCACCAGTATCATTAAATGATGTTTGCAATTCTTGAAAATATCCACAAACAGAATATTGTAATTGATTTTTACTTTCTTTTAAAAATTCATTTCCAAATCTAACATTATTGCTGATTGTTAGTGATCTAATATTAGCATTCAGAAGTGCATTAGAACCTGCAGGTACTACTCTAATAATTGTTGTATCGTTTGAGTATCCAATTCCACCACTTATAATTTTTACATCTATTATTTTCCCATTATTAATAACTGGTCTTAAATCTGCTCCAGATCCAAAACCGGAAGAATCAACTACAATTAATTCTGGGGTTGAATAATACTCAATTCCACCATATTGGATGTTTACTGAATTAATTATACCATTTGTAATAATTGGATTTAATTTCGCTTCCCTACCATTTTTTATTGATATTAATGGTTTTCTTTCCAGATTTATTATTGTAGAACCATACCCAACTCCACTATCGTACAAATAAGCATCAATAATATTTCCTTTAACTACCGGAGTTGTTATGATGGATTGATATTCTTGAGTTGTTGTGCCAAATCCAACCGGAGTATATTGTATTGAAACAGAAATATCTGGATAACTAAAATATTGATAACCGCTTCCAATAGATGAGAATTTAATATAATTTTGTCTATTGTAATTTGAAATATCTGTTCCTCCAATTCCAGCGGAACATAATCTAAAAGAATCTTCATCATTCTTTAAAATATAATACTGAGATAATGTAGAAATCCCTATTGTAGAAATTTGATAATTATAGGTTACTAATTCTCCACTATTAAATCCATGATTTTTAAAATTAATAGTATGATTAATTGTAGATATTCCTACCGGAGAGACAATTAATTTTCTATTAGTATATCCATCACCACCACTAATTATTTTAATTTCTGATATGGTATTTTTATATGAAGAAGTTCTAAATTTATGAATTCCTGAAGTATTATTTCCATTAAAAGTTATTGTATTGATTCCGGATAAGTAATCTGAAGCAGTCTGGTAAAGTTTAATAGTTCTATTATTATCAACTTTACTATAATATGTTGAATTATTAATTAAGGTTGAATCACTAAACCCTATTCCAATAGATAAATTTCCATTTGAATTATAAATTATAGGTTCGCCATTATTTAAGTTATGATCGCTTAAAAATGTTAATTGATATGTAGTTGTACTAATTCCTCCAGAATTTGTTGTAGTTCTACCATCAAATAAAATATCTCTTTGTCTTTTAGTAATTATAGGTTCTATGACAGCACCAGACCCATTACCACCAGTTATATCAATAGATACAATTTTGTCAATATCATAGTCTTGAGAATCTACATAAACTTTTTTGATAGATCCACTGATTACTGGTTGAACTAGAGCAGTTGATACCTTTCCGGGTGAAATTGACACTAATGGAGGATTAATAACATCATAGTCAATTCCTCCATTTAATACCTCAATAGATTTCAACGGACCATAATAAACTTTATCATTCGATTTATAATTACTGATTTCAACTCCGTTAATTAACATACCAGTTGTTCCTGGAATTGTTAATTCTGCAGTTCCATTATTAATATTGGTAATATTTTCTGATAATGGGAATTTTTTAAGTAATTTTTGAGCACCAATTGTCCCAGATTTTTGAGAATACAGTGTAAATTTGTGTATTTGATTGTTAAAATTTGAATTAGAAAATGTTAAGAAATTATTTGTACCGATAAATGACTTAGATGAATATAATCTTATTCCATTGTTTGGATTTTGAACTTCGACATAATAGTCTCCGGTATCTAATCCAACAATATTTGTTCCGGAGGGTTGATAATAAACCCTGTCACCTGTTATAAATGGAACACTACTTTGAAATAATATAGTTGTATATTTGTCATCTACTAAATCAGACAACGAAATAGCGTTAGACGTTTTAATATTTTTAATTATTTCATATGTATAATTTCCGCTAAATCCATCTCTTCCTGATGGTAATGAATTGGAAGCGACATAAGCATAATTTTTATCAACATATAAATTTTGAATATCAGATAAAATGACATTATTTCCAAATTCAATAGGAACCGTTAGACTACGTGCAGTATTAACTTTTCTTCTCAAATCATATTTTACTCCAGATTCTGGAGTAAAAACTAAATCATTGAAAACAACTCTATTTTCTT